CCTTGTCTATTTAACCAAACTATATTAACATTTTCATCTGAACAGCAATTATCAATTTCTTCAAATAAAGAATCAACTACAATAACTGTAATTGCAGCATCACCTTCAAAAGTATTTCTTAAATAAGCACTTGCATTATAATAAAAAGTTCCTGTTGAAGTTGGTGCTAAAGTCCAAAATTGAGTATAAGAACCAATTGTGTTATTTGTAATCCATGCTGGTAATGCGCTGTTTATTATAAGCTGTTCACCATTTGGAAAAAGTCCATCCGTTCCAAAAGAAACTTCAGTTGTTTTATTTTTTTCAACTCTTATAACTCTATCATATTTATTATAAACTATTCCAGCATTATTATAAACTAATGGTGGTGGTGGTTCAACTACATTAAAAGTAAAATTAAGATCATAACCACCTGTTTGATAACCTTTATAAAAAAAAGAATCAAAAGGCAATATAAAAGAGCCAGCTGTATTTATTTTAACTTTTATTTCGGTTACATAATCAGTACCATTATATAATTTAGTTGGTTGTAAAGCGGTTGTATAACTCAAAGGATAATTTAATGTGTTAACATTTGCAGATTGTGTAATTGTTAAATCACTTGGTCTTACATAATAATTAAAAAGAGAGGACGGTCTAAAATTTCCTATTACAAAATTATCTCCATAATTTAAATAAACATCACGTATTGGTTCATAATCATTGATATAAATTTGATTTAAATCAATTGTTATTTCCTCACCTTTAATTAATGTGAATGTTTTTGATGGAGTTGCCATTATGAAGTAGTTACAATTCTATATTTAATTGAATAATTAATTGTTCCGTCTCCGCCTGAAATAGCAGCCGAACAATCTACTGAAATTGAATCATTTATTATTGTATTTTCCAAATCTAATGCAGCTGGCACTCCAATATATACTCTATCAGTTGTTCCTGTTAAAGTTGATGTATTTAAAGTTGTAAATATATTTCTATTAGCAGTTACATATTTTAGTCTTAAATTTCCAGCGGTTGTAAATCCTGTTGTTTCAGCTTTGTAATGAAATGATGTATTTTCAATAACATAATACTTATTAGCACCAGCAGCAGCCAATAAAGTAATTGGTGTTGTATCTAATGCATTAATTTGAGCTGCAGTTAAACTTCCTGTTAATTCAGTTACAGGAAATGTTTGCCACGTTTTATCACCCCTCCAATATTGTGAAGTTGTCCCTGCTGTAATTAAATCTTCGTAGGAATCAGTAATATCATTTACAACTGTTCTTACATCATTTGCTGAAATATCACCACTTGTATTGTCTGCTAATAAAGTTGAAATTTCGCTTAATATCTGTGCTTTTGTTTTTACCGCCATTGTGTAATTAATTTATATCAAAACCCTGTGAAAATTGATTTGTTTGAAATGCATTATTAAATCCTGCTACCGCTTGGTCATAACCATTAAATGCTTTTAATTTAGGATAACCACCGTCAAATATAGTATAAAAAGTGTTTCCACATCCCCATAAAAGTTGTTCATCTACATTTGTCAATGGTAAACCATTTGATAAATAAACAGCATTTAATTCATCTGTTGAAATACTTGAATTAAGAACTAAAGCATAATCAGTAATTTCCTCATCCCAAACTAAGCGAAATGCATTAAATACGCTAAAATCATAATCCTGTGTTAATACTGGCGGTTCAATAGTAAAACATTTTTGTACTATACCTTTTATGTTTATTTCTAATTGATAATTAGAATTGAATATATAAGTAAATGAAGTTACTAAAGTATAAGGTAAGGATGCATCAAATTGTTCACCAGTATTAAAACCTTTGTATAATTCAAATTGAGGCAATCTAAGCGACTTTATGAATACATCACCTGTTATATTAACATCAAAAGGAAAATCAATTATAACTGAATTATTTGTTGATGTTATAACTCTATGCTTTCCTGCATAAATTCCTGTGTCAATCCAAACGTATTCGTTTTTTGAAGGATTTATATCCCAAGTATAATAAAGATTGATTTGTGTTTTTCCAGTCCCAACGCTTGATGCTATTTGTTCACTTGCAGAAAATACTTGGTATTGCTTAAAATCAAATAAAAAAATAATATCGGAATATGCTGCATTCCAAAGATAATTAGGTGCGTCTGTTAAATATACGTTTGTTGCCATTTATCCTAAGTCCTTTTTAAATTCCGCTGCAATATCCGCTTCTATTTGTTTTGTAAATTTATCATTAAAGTCCTTAATCATTTCATTTGTTATTACATTATCTAATAAACCTGTATTCTTTTTGCCACTAAACAAGTAAATTGAATTTCCTTCTCTATGTATTTTGCGACTAATTAAATAAGCTAATTGATTTTCTGAAATATCACTTGTAATTCCTTTGTCTTTAATCCATTGTTTTATTTTATCTTTTACAGTTCCTGAACCAGCTTTTGTTGTTGGCGCTCTTCCATAAATAGAAAAATAAATATAATCTTCACCCCAAATTATTAATTGAGTATCTGTAATTTCATAACGTAAACTATTTGCTAACCTTCCACTTGCACTTACTGGAGCTGAAAAAGTTTTTTCAATTCTTTTGCCTTGCTCATATCTTACCGACTTTCTTGGAATAGGCTTTGTTTTTAAAACTATTCTTAAATCAGTAATAACTTTTTGAGCAAATTGTTCTATTAAAACCTGTTGGCTTAAAGTTAGCATTGATTTGGTTCAATAACTGTTAAGGTTAATAAAACTCCAGTCATAACACCTTTAATTCTATAAACTGGTTGTAAAGTAAACGTTCCTGAAATTGAATAAGTATAATTATCTAAAAAGTAATTTAACCATGCAATAGATTCCGTTTCCATTTGTGCAATCTTTTCTTCCATTGATAATTGGCTTTCCTCATTTATAACCTCATCACTTTCAGAATCAGGCTCATCCTGTGTTAAAAAACCAATCACAATTGCATCTGTTTTAAATTGGTCTGTAATTCCTATTGTTTTAGTTATTGGTTCTAAATAAACAAATGTGCCAATATTAAGTTCCTTTGCTGAATCTAAAGCAGTATCTGAACTTCTTCCATGAACAAATAAAGGATTTGTTATTGAAGGGCAATTATTTACTGATTCTCTAATGTTTTGAATTATAGTCATAACTTGTTAAGTATTTCTTTTACCTCAATCCAATATTCTTGTTTTGTGGTATCTTTTAATATTTCATCAATTGCTAAAATACTACATTTGATGGATTCCTCTTTGCTCCTTATTACAGTATTAATATAAAACTTTCCAATTAAATAAAAGGCACATTCTGTTGGCTTCATTTCTGTTTTATTAATTCTCGTTCATAATCTGACTTTAATTTATCATAAAGTAATAAATGATAAACAACTCTTGTAGTTTGTTTTAAAACCTCATCAATGGTGCTACCTAAAGCCCCTCTTCTTGCTAATTCAACGTAAGTACCGAAGCTTCCGAATCGGTCGATTCTTTCAATTCCTGCAATAAGTTGTTTTTCATCCCTACTGCTTTCATTAAGTTCTGAATATTGCTTATAGAAATCATCCATTGATTTAAAAAAAAACCTACTGTTCCAATTACTTCGCTAAATGGTTCGTTGCTTATATCGTCACCAGTTAAGTGCTTAATTATTTCAGGTGCTAAATCTAAAAAGTTTTTATCTGAATTTTGGCTTATAATGTTTCTTACTTTTTCGGTATCACCATAACTTTTAGAACCATAGTCAAAATCTTTGTATTTTTCTTTTGGCTCATTTGATTCCATTATTGAAACATCACTAATAAATTGAACGCAATTATAAAGAATAGCAACTGACTTATTTTGAAGGCTGTTAAGTTCTTCTATTTCAATTCCTATTAATTTACATAAAGCTAAGTCAGGTTCTTTTATCTTTATTACTTCAATTGCTTTAATATAAGGCACATCCGCCCAACTTGTTGGAATTTTATATTCCTTTCGTTTAATATCCGCTTTTATCATTAGTAATTGTTTCGGCTTCCAAAGTTAGTAATTTTCGGCTTCATAAATGTAATTTGTGGAGCTTTCCATGTATGGATGCAATATCTTAAAGCATCACAGGCATCATCATTTATTTTTATAGGTTCTTCAAGTAGTTTTTCGTTTCGGTCTTTTTTCCATGAATAAGAACGTAATTCTTTAATTAAATCAACAGAAGATTCATGAATATAAAGTTCCTTTGACTTAACACTATCAATTCCTTTTTTAACATCCTTTACAGCATCTTTTATATTAAACCCAGCTAAATATATTTCACGTATGCTTTCAGGTCTTGAATAGTCCGCAAATATTTCTGCTGTGCGATTAATATTTAATTGTTTAAGCCTTTCAATTAATTGTTGATTAGTTAAATGACTTTCATAAATCAATTGTTCAGCATAAAACTTTCCATCTTGTTCAGTTACCTTAACTAATGCAGTCGGGTGGTTATAACCAAAGTCAAGCCCGTATGCCACATTTCCTTCAGGAATATTCTTTGTTTGTCTCCAATGAGTAAAAATTAAGCTTTCACTAAATCCAAGTTCACCTTCTCCAAATACTCGCCACCAATTTAAGTCGGTGTATCTTCGGCTTTCAATTGACTTAACTATGTTTGCATCTAAGTATGGATTGTCTTTGTAAGTTGATTTAATAAACGTGTGTTCAATTTCAGGCTTTAATAAGTATTCATGCACCCAAAATTCGTGCGAAGGATTATAATCTAAATATATTTGGTTCTTTGTTCTTACTTCTAATTGATTATAAGTTTCAAAGCTTACATTGTTGCACTCATTAATAAATAAGTAATCACGTCTTGCACCTCTTACTTTGTCCCCATTATCAGCACTAAAAAATTCAATCATTGAATCGCCAACATGATAAATGTTTCCTGACTTGTTATGATTCTTTTCTGTATAAATTCCTTCCTTTTTTATTATGTTAAAAAAATCACGCATTGCACCCCTTTTTAAATGTGGCAAAGTTTCACTAACTATTGAAATGTGAGTGCCTTGCTTTTTGAAGGCTATTAAGAAAAGTAATTGTAGTGTTGAATATGTTTTACTGGATGAAGTTCCACCCTGACTTATTACAAGTCTTGAATCTGATTTTAATAATTTACTAAATACGTGAGTAGTATTCACTGATTTATCACAGATTATTTAATTTATTAATATCTTCAGGATTAATTAAATTAATTGTTAAAGCTTGAAGATTAGTATTTTGGTCAATTGTTTGTTTTGCTTTACCGTAAGCTCTATCTAAAAGTAATTCTGCTGCTCTTGTATCACCTTTTAATGCTTTATTTCTTAAAGCTGATAAAATTGCTTTTGCTGCTACGGTTCCTTCTCTCTCTTCACCCAATACTTCCGCTAATAATATTTCTAATGTTGGTATTTTAACTGGTGCGCCTTTCATATTTCTGCGCTCATCATTTCCTTTTTTAAAAGGCTTTAGATTTTCTGGGACTCCTCCTTTGCGTGGCATAATTTTAATTTTATTTTAATCCTTTAAATGCTTTTAGTGGGTAAAATACTAAACTATTTCTGTAACCTCCTTCATGTGTTGGTACGATAGGAGTAACTCCATGAACATTGCGCCATGCAGGATAAACTAAAATAGAATTATCTTGCTGTCCGATTGTAGCGTTGTAATCAGGAACGTGTAAATCTCCACCTTTAGAATTAAACTTTTTGCAAATGATTACATTAACCGCTCCGACTATATTACCAGCATCACGATGGAAAGGTGCTGATATATTATAATTTGAAATTGAACTTGTAAATAAATTACCAAATCTCCATTTTTCAGGAACATCATTAAATAATTCTATTTGCTGTTCGTATTGTTTAGGTAGTAATTCCTTTATTAATTGCTCACTTTCTTTTGCTAAAATAATCATTGCTTTAATAAAAGTTTGTGCTGATTTTACTGCATGAACAGAACTTCTATTTTCATATTCTCTTCGCATTAATGCTTTTGGTGGTACGCTTCCTAATATAGTAGAGAATTGTTCAACATCAATTTTATTAGCTTCTTCTTTTGTTTTACCAGCTTGTAATGCCCTTAATTTACCAGCTCTTGCCATCATGCTTTTAGGTACATTTTTACTTCTAAATTCAGCATTTGCCAAGTCTGCGAGCTTACACATTTTTTCAGGCATCTTAGTTAAATAAAATCCTATCAATTCGCCATCAACATAAAACATGCAGTCCTCAGTAACATTCGGCTCTTTATATTCGCACTTGTCACCTATCTTAACATTATGCTCTACTTTAATTAAATCAATTCGTTTCATAATTTATTTATTATAGGCGAATACATTTGTACATGCAGGAAACCAACTTTTTTGCCAAACATCATAATCACGGCTTTTAAACTTTCCTGTATTACCAACGTCTTTTAAATCGTTATATTGTTTTTGTTGTTTTTCAATTATATTCCAAAAACGTGGAAGGCTGTCATCAATATCAAAACTCCATTCATAAACTAATTTCTTAAATACTTTATTTGTATTTTCTAAGATTAACATTTCAGCACCTTCAATATCCATTTTGCAACAATCGAAGTTTTTAGCTTCAGCTTCAAAATTTAAACAAGGTACTTTAATACCTTTGTTATTCCATTTCTTTACTATTGAATTTCGCCACACATTGCCATTGTTGCCTATAAATAAAATAATTTTTTTAGTATCATTATGAACTAATGCAGCTTGTTTTATAGTAGCTTCAAATCCATTTAAATCTAAATTCTTTTTAATCATTTCACAGTTATATGGGTCAGGTTCGTAAACAGTAACCTTTGCACCTTTTGAACAAGCTAATAAAGTAAAAGCCCCTACATTTCCACCGCAATCCATCCACGTTTCACCAGCTTTTATTGTCATTCCTTTTTTTAAATAAACTTCATTACCTAAAACTTCGTCAAATGTTTTTTTATCTGACATTCCATCACGATAATAAAATTTAATTCCTTTTATTTCTGCTTTGTTTAATTTCATAACTTTTCCTTTTCAGCTTTCAAATATTCCATAATCATACCGCCAACGTAAGCGTTTCGTTCTCTCCAAAATTTAACAAGTTGATAGGCTTCTTCATAGTGTTCAGCTTCAAATTCAATCTGAATAGCTTTCTTAACTCCATCAGTCATTTCTTTTAATTGGTTAGAAACGTCTTCGTCATCTAATATTGAATAATCAACCTCTGCAGATTGTTGCCAAACATCAAGTCCCCATTCCATTAAATCTTCTGAACTCCATTCGTTTGCTAACATATCCCAGTCCCACTCTCCGAAGCCTACATTGTCCTTAATTATAAATTCATTTTGCTGTTCAAGAGTTAAGTCCTTTGCTTTTACAATTGTAACCTCTTTAAAACCAGCTTCAATACAAGCTTTTAATCTCATATTTCCTCCAAGCACAATCATATCTTCATTTACTACTATTGGTCTTAACTCCAGCATTTGAGGAAATTCCTTTACTGATTTTACAAGCTTAAAAAATTTATCATCCTTTATTAATCTTGGATTTTTAGGATTATTTTTTATCGCAGATACTTTTACTTTTTCTATTTTCATTCACAGATGTTTTTTCAAAAGTAATGATAAAATTATAAATAAGCAAAAAGCTATAAATTGATAATCACTTTTTTTCATTTCGTTTTATTTCAATTAGCTTCATGTATAGTTTCCAGTCAAATGTTCCACGAACTTGATTAACCTGTGTTTTCTTTACCCACCATTCAGCTTGGCTAATTAGTGATGTCATGTTGTTTTGTGTTTTCATATTTGTTTTATTTTATGCTGTTATTGAATATCCTTTTGTTTTTTTATTCATTTTATAAGGTTTCATTTCTAAATTAAGTTCTTTAACATATTCTCTTAATTCCTCAATAGTATTAAATAAAAATATATCTGCTATTTTTTCTTGACCTTTAGAATTACATTCCCAAATTTTTAATTTATATTTCATTTTAAAGATTTTAAATTATCAAATGTTTTATTTTGTTGCTTTAGTTTTAAAGTTAAGAAGATTAAAGCCTGTGTTTTAACATA